CTTGAAATTAGATCTTGCACATTAGGCAAACTGCCTGCTATCATACCAAATCCTGTAGCACCTACTTGAGACCTAAGTGCAGATCGAGCAAGCTGATCAAGATTTGCTGCCAATCTTGAATCTTCAGCATCTCCTGCACCTCTAATCATTTCACCAAATGCTTGAGCAAACGGAGTTTGGTTTTGACTAGCTGTAAGATTTGTACCACGAGCAAGTTGATTAAATAAATCTAACGATTGTTCTCTTGCAGCTCTCGGTCCAGTACCTGCAACAAATTCTTCAAATGTAGCTGGTGCTCGTCTTTCGTTAAGTTCACTAAATTGTGTTTGTGCTGCATCAGATACTCCTAGTGCTTCCATAAAATCACCTTCTGGAGAATACCCTGAAGCTAAATTACCAAACCCGTAAAGAGTTTGATAAAGCGGATTTAAATCTTCTAAATATCTTTGAAATCCTGTTCTTGGTCCACTAATATCTCCGTATCCCCCCATTTGCAAACCTCTTAAATAAGCAGCTTTAGTGTCAATACCTTCTAAAGTTTCTGGTGCTCCAAACGGTCCTCTTGCCACCGTATCGTATGGACCACGCTTTGATGTTGTTGCTCCTGAAGGTTCCATTGCTCCTGACATAGCCATTTCTGACGCATCATCGCCTGAAAGGGCTTCAACTCCTAAACTTTTTAAAAATGTTCTTTCAAGACCATTTGGTTTTCTTATTACATTTCCTTCAGCATCTAAAAACAATCCGCTGTCTCTGTCAAAATAACTACCCGATCCTAAACCAAATTGGTCTAGCATGTCCTGTGGCATTTTAAATAAACCAGTGTCATCAAAATCGTCAACTGCTTTTTCGACAGGTTGCATTGCTATTTCTTCTCCAACTTCCGTGCCCGGCATACCTTGTATTTGACTTGTCTGTTCTCCTTCACTTGCTAATGTAGGAACAAACTCTTGCCTTTCAGTTGTTGGAACATCTTCGCCAAATAAAGCTAACGCTTCTTCTCTTGTAAGTTCATCAAATATTGAAGGTGCTGCTCCTGCTGCACCCCCACCAGTTAATGTAGGATCAAATCCTGTATCTTGAAATGCCCTTCTATCTGCACCTGTGCCAATTTCTACTGGAGTAGTTTCGCCTTCTTCTGTTACGTTTAATACGGCATCTCCAGATTCCATAGCGTTTTCATTTGCGAGTCTTGCAGCCTGTGCAGCAGAATCCGCATCAATATCGTAAGTTGCTCCTGAATTTAGAGTTACCGTATATGTTGGCATTAAATACCCCCTGCACCCGGTCTTGGTTCACCCGGTGCCCTAGTGTTGTTTGGCGGTGTTGTTCCTCGCATCAGATCTAAGCCGATTGCTGATCCCGGCACAGCACCATTATTCATATTTAAAACGGAACCTTGTTGACCTGCTCCTTGCGGTGGCATTGGTGGTCCGCCTTGTTGTGGCGGTGCTCCTTGCATACCCATTCCTTGTTGTTCAGGTGGCATGTTTGCTTGTTGTAGCGTTAACATACCCTGCAACATTTGGATTTGAAACTCCAATTTTGCCAACTCATCGCCCCTTCTTTCATTTAACAGTATTCTTTTAATTTGTTCAAGGTAGAATTGTGCTTCTACTTCCTGACCAGTATCTGTTAAGCCTTCCCACATAGCAAATGCTGTTGCTTTTGGTTCTGCGTATTGAGCCTGTTGTGCAAATATTTCTTTCTTGAAGGCATCAGGATCTTCCACGTCAAGTATCTTATCCCAAATATAACTATCAGGAGCCATTGGCGTTGGACCTTCTCTAAGCATTTGTGCTGTTGAGAACCTTGCAGGATCTTCCAATCCAAGTGAATTTTTAAATTCTACTGCTAAATGTCCTGCTTTTTGAATATCTTCTGGAGATACTTCCTCGTCATAAAACTCTTTTAGCTCTTCCATCTGACCTCTAAACTGAACAGTGCCATATCTGCCGCTTTGATATTGCCATCTAAGTAACTGACCAATCTGGTAAAAAGCATTTCCCAGTGCTTCTAATCTGTGGAGTATCTGGTGACTAGCTCCAGACCTGAGTATATTTGCGGCATGCCCAGATAGTTGAAACTTAATGTCACCAAATACAACATCGGGAAGTGTTCCTTGTTGAAAATCTGAATTAACAAGACCCATAAATTGACCTGCATCCGCAATCAGTTTCATTTCAGGTGCTAATTCAATATTTTCGCCTTCTTTAAGTTGAATGTTCGTACCTTCTTTGTACGGATCATCCATTAATCTAAGCCTGCCATCTCTGGATCTAAGTATAAGTGGATGCTTTACAGCCCTTCTTACAAGTGTCATCCAGTCTGACATAGACTTATTGTGAACATCAATTAAGTTTCTAACCTGTCCAAGTACACTTTCGCCTACAAACTCCATGCTTGTTGACTTGTCATCTTTGCCTTGAACCATAGGTGATGGTCCTACGAATCCAACGAATCCCGGACATTGTGGGTTTCCAAATCCATCTGTCACCTTGTGTTCTACAGGTTTAACTAAATATTTATCTTGTGCAACTACGCATCTAACTTCTTTATCAATATATTCGATTACTTCGATATCTTCTTCTTCTACACCAGCATTTTGTTCTGAAAAATCTACCCCATACATATTCTGAATTGCTGAAGCAGATCGATATCTTGAGTATGCAATCCAATTTAATCCCATATCGCCAGTATCCCAAGTAGTGTGCATCGGATCCCAAACATCAATTTCACACATTACCTGTTCATTTAGCTTGTTAAACATGGCTTTCCCTGCAAACCAACCTCTAGTTCCAATGTAAAAAGCAATTTGATTTTGAAGGTGTGGGTGCATAAGGGAAGTTAATCTGTCGTTTGCCATACGAATACATCCCCTTACAAACTTTTCAAACGCAACCCCTGACTTTCTTGAGTCAGCATCTTTAGCATTAAACGTAGTTCTGACTACCATTATTGCTTCTGAAAGGTAACTGATAATTTTATCAGTCATGGTTCTTGGTTTATTCGTGGTGTAGCTTTGATATCCTTCGCCAGCATCATATTGGTTCAGGGTGTAGTATTCGTAATCTTGTTCCCATCTGCTTCTTAAATCAGAAAAAGCAGTATGGTCTCTCTTAGTTTCAACTAATTTTGATATATTTTCTGGTGTTATTTTTTTCTTTGCCATTTTATATCCAGTAACTTACTTCTGCTTCTCTTTCTATTTCAAAAGGTCCTCTGGCATATCCAAATTCGGATATCAGCCCATAAGTAACTGCCTTTACAGCGTGATTATACCTGTCTCTTGGCGTTTGTCCAAGTACATTGCCTTCTTTGTCCATTGCCCAACTATAAACTTGTGCCCTTCCGGTAAATGGATTTGGTCCGCCACCAAGTTCTGAAATTAAACCTGTACATCGTGGGTTAATTACCATATTTGGGTCTCCAGATATTGGATCTACTTTCAAAAACGTGTTAAATCTTTCAATTCCGTCAGTTATTCTTACTCTAATCGGCTCAAGATACAATCCTGTTTTTTCTAGCCATACTTCAGTTTGAGACGGCATAGCTTGATGCTGGGTTCCCGCAACGTCAATCGCTCCACGCTTGTCAGCAAACCCCCACCAACTTTTCATCTGAGCCATATCTACAATCTCTGGACCAATCTTTTCCTGCTCATATATTTCATCAAAAATTCTTACCTGTCCGTTGATAACTTGAGCAAACATAACGGCGTATGCACTTTCTGTTGCCCTAGAATATCCCGGATCAATCCAAATATACACAGGATAATCTTCAACATAATCAATATCTTGGATATGAATCTCATTTCTAAACATTTCATGCACTCTACCCTTTGGTGGTGCAGGGATTCCAGCAATTCTCTCTTTATACCACGAATCCGAATGATCTCTAAGCATTTTTTCTATCTCTGGGTCGTTCTCTCCTTCTGGAAATAACGCCAGATTACTCCATGTAGGCAGCGAAAAACTTTTAGAGTCCTCTGTTTTCTGAACAGCTGGGGATTGCCATGCGGTAAATCTTTCAGGATACCATCCTAAACTACTTTCAAACGTACCTTCCAGCAATAACCATCCTCTACTCTCAACTAAACGCTCTTGCAGTCTCCAGAAACTTTCCAAATCAATTTGAGATGCTTCGCAAGCCACTATTCCTTTGGGAGATTCCATCGCCAGAGTCTTATAATCACTCGCAGATTTAGTCTTTATCAAAATTGGTGGATTCATTCCAGAAACCGTAATAGTACCCGGATTTATAGGCTTAGTCACATCTCCAAGTAACGATAATTTAGCAAGGTCCTGAGAAATATAGCTAAATTCTGCACGGGTACGCTCATAATCAGCAGCAACTAACCAATACACATCTCCCGGTTTAGCTGTATTATTAGCAAAACTTTCCAATATCTTATGAACTAGATACACACTAGCTAATCTACTCTTACCTGCTCTTACACCACCCGCAACTAATTTATACCTACTAGGGTCATTTATAATATCATTCTGCTCTATAGACGGAATAAAGCCCATCTTATCGAATAATACTTGCCGTGTCTGTTCATCCATGCTTATATCTTACATGCGAATATGTAAATCTGTGAAGTAGTCCTTCTCCATCATTACACCCCACCCCTTAAGCTATACCCTATACCTATAACGAACATATCAGGAAGAGCATCGCTTATTCGCTATCACTCATAATCGCTGCCCCAAAAATTTTAGGTTGTGAGCGATACAGACCAAGAATAGAAAATATAGATTTTTAGATACTCTGGTATCTGGATAGCTGA